CTAGACTCAACCTTGCGCGGGAAGAGGCTGCGCGAGATGCGGCTAATTCTCCTGGAGCTATAGCTGGCATTGCAGATACAATATCAACGAGTAATGACCCTGTAACAGCAAAACGGGGACTTGCCGAGATTTTGGCGAGTGGTGCTATATCAGCTGGTACCAAGTCGAAACTGGCGCCGGCAGTAGAAGTATTGAATGCAGTAGATGAATTTGCATCTGGCAACCTTGAGGGCCAGTTTACTGGAGTAGGTTTCTTTGGAAAACTTAAGGAGGGCGTTAAGAATATATTCAATCAGAAAGACCCAGAAGCAATTAACAATCAACAGAACATCGATGCAATCAGTCTCAAGGTGGGACAATGGGCTTCTGGTGCATCTCTTACTGAACAACAGCAAAAACAGGTTGATAACCTTACGCCATCTAGTTACGATAGCGACAAAACTGTTCGCACCAAACTTAGTGGTCTTTATAACTACATGCTTAATCAGGCAGAAGGAAACCTGCTTACTGAAGGAGTAAATGTTAACTTCCCTACAATCAATCTATTCGAAGTTTATGACTTGTATAACAAGGCTACACCTGCAGAGAAGCTATTGATAGAAGAGGCTTACCCACAACTAAAGTAATACAATGGCACTCACACCTCAAGAATTAGATCGACTTAAGTTCCTACTTGACCAACGAGCAGGATCGACTGCTAACCAATCTGGTACTTTAGGAAAACTAAATGATACTACTTCTGGATCTGTTTCTGACAGATTGACTGCAAAACAAGGTGCCCAGGGAGGTACCGATACGAGTTTCTCTCAACTCGCTGGCAATATACTTCCGAGCGCAGGACGTGCTGTTAAAGGTGTATACGATGCTGTTGCAGGTCTTTCACCACTTGGCCCTAAAGGCGAAAATGGTTCTGATTTTGGGTTCCGTTTACCCCCTACTGTTAGTGGCGTCACGTCATTGGTTGCTGGAGCAGGTGAGAAGTTAATACCTGGTAAACAAGGACAGGAGGATACATTCGATGCTGTCACAACCTTCTTTAAGGACAGATATGGGTCAGTAGATAACCTAAAGCAGACGGTAATAAACGATCCGACAGGTGTGGCTATCGATATATCCACACTATTCAGTGGTGGTGCCGGGCTGGCTAGTAAGGCTGGTCTTTCTAAAACGGCTTCTACACTCTCTACTGCCGCTAAACTTTCCGATCCTATAAGCCTTACCCTTCAGGGCGCATCTAAGGTTGCGAAGGGGGCTACAAATCTAGCTTCAAAGACAGCAGGCACGGTTGCATCACAAACTCTTGGATTTACTACAGGAGTTGGTCCTGAGGTAATAAAAGAGGCATTTCGTAACCCAGGACCTGAGTTTACAGAGGCCCTTCGAGGTAACAAGTCTAAGTATGACATCGTAGACAGCGCCAAGGATGCTTTGCGTAATGTTGAGTCGCAAAAAGGAATGGACTATAGACAAAGTCTTGCCAAGATAGGTGAGATCGATAAACCAATAGAACTGTCTCCGCTTATTAAAACTCTTGACCAGAAATTATCTGACTTTAATATCAAGAAAAACGCAGACGGTACACTTGATTTCTCTCGATCTACGATATCTGAACCAGCTGCACGAAACCAGGTTCAGGGTGTAGTTGAGGCAATCCAAGACTGGGGTAATCAGGTAGGAGATACACTGCCTATCGGGGTTGATATACTTAAGCGTAAATTAGGTGACTTCTATTCTGATTCGTCACAGGCTAGATCGATTGTGTCTTCTCTAAAGAACGAAACCTCGAATCTGCTTAAGTCCCAAGTTCCTGGATATGCAGATATGGTAAAAGAGTACGAACGAGCTAGTAACTTCGTTACAGAACTTGAGAATGCAGTGGGCATCGGCGGTTCTAAGGCTGTTGAAACATCAATAAACAAACTGACTACTGCTCTCTCTGAAAACAAGGAATATCGTGCAGCTTTAATCGGTGAACTTGAGAAGGCAGGTAATGTGAAACTTAAGGGATCAATATCTGGTGCAGCATTAAATAGTTACTTACCAAGAGGGCTAGTCGGTCGCTTGTTTGCAGGTGGCGCTGCCGGACTCGTATCACCTAGTTTCCTTATGGGACTTGCTCTTACACTTCCCGTATTTTCTCCTCGAATAGTGGGAGAAATTGTACGAGGTCTAGGAGTATCTGCTAATAAGGCAAAAGACGTCGTGGAGGCAGTTCGTATAATAAAGCAGAAGGTACCACAGAGCATCAAAAGGGTAGTTAATACTAAGGCCGGATTCCAGGCAGGTCGTGTACGAGACATAAACGATGAGGTAAACCAAGAGGCTAGCCAGCCTACCGATACAGGTCTATAATTAAGTAAATAACTAATCCCAGTTGCGGGGGATAAACCACAATGGTAGACCCAAAACTAAAGAAACTGGAAGACGTTCTCAATCTTATAGACCAGGATTTCGTTAAGACCGACGACTTCGTAAAGATATTCCAGGAAATAGAGCGTGCCATAGCCACGATTCGTAGCGGTGCCGATGCTAAATGCGAAGAGGTAGCAGAAGAACTTCAGGAGAAATACGACCAATTAGAGGCAGGTTTTAAAGAGCGCTTAGGGCGTACTAATGCTGACGTAGGCAACAAGGCTACCAAAGACGACGTAACGTCGCTTAAAACGGCGATTAGAGGCCTTAGAGATGACGTTAGCGAGGCAATAGAATCAGTACGAACGTCTATTCCTGCGATACCCGATGAACTAACCGGGGAAGAGATAAAGGAGAAGATACTCAAGTTCGCTAACTGGATTCCCGTCGAGGCAATAAAAGGCGGCGCAGACCTCGTCACGAAGTCTCGTTTTGAGGACGCTATCATAGAAATTGGAGGTAAACTTACCTTACTTCAGAAGCGTGATTCTAAAGGTTATGGCGCTCTCGGTGGAGGATCTGAAGGCACCGGCTCGCTCTTCCTATCCAGGCTTCGAGACGTCGATCTAGCAGGCCTCACTAAGAACGCGGACGGCAAATACGTCCTCGGCAGCGGTTCTGGATCGGGTGGGGTTCAATCCGTCGTTGCCGGAGCAAACATAACGGTAGACAACACTGATCCCGCAAATCCTATAGTAAGCGCCACAGGAGGTGGGTCTGAACCTGGGGGTAACACAAATAACGTCCAGTTAAATGACGGAGCAGGCGGATTCACGGGTAGCAATAATCTCACCTATGACGACTTAATCGGTTTGATCTCGGTTCCTGGCTTCACTGCGAGCGATGGGCTAGGCAACTACGCACAGGCGGGTCAAATTTATGATGACGGCTTGGGTAATAGTTTTCTGTCCCTGGGCGGTAACGGCACAGTTGCCGCATATCTGAACCTATCAACTGGCGGCGGACTGTATCTCGGTGACGACCAGATTGTAAACTTAGACCTCACTGGACTAACAGCAGATCGTAACGTGGCATTCCAAGATAAGGACGGCACTATCGCTTACCTTGACGACATTACAGGTGCATACACTTTTGATGATACAGACACAGTAAACCTTACTGACACGGCGGGAGTCATAACAGCCGACGTAAACACGCAGATGTCCATCACTTCAGATGCATCAGGCGTCATGCTCGTAGGTGACGAAGCTACACCAGGAAACTCTGAGTATTACGGTACTAACGGTTCAGGTACCAAGGGTTACTTCCCATTCCCAGCAGGCGGTGCAGTCGCTTTCGCTGACCTTACGGGCGACCCGTATGACAATACAGCACTGGAAACTGCCCTCGATGCAAAACTCGACGCTAATACGCCTATAACTGGTGCTACTAAGACTAAAATAACGTATGACGCTGACGGTCTTGTAACCGCAGGAGCAGATGCAACCACGGCAGATATAGCCGATTCTACCAACCGTAGGTACGTTACCGACGCTCAGCTGGTAGTTGTGGGTAACACTTCAGGTACCAATACAGGTGACCAGACCTCAATCGTCGGTATAACTGGTACGAAATCACAGTTCGATACAGCCGTGACTGACGGTAACTTCCTGTATGTAGGCGACGTCACACAGTACACGGACGAGATGGCACAGGATGCCGTAGGAGCAATGACGGTAGACGGCACTCTCGTTTATGTCGATGCTACTCCAAGCTATAAACGTGCGCCTATCACGGGAGACATTTCAATCCCCGACGGTAGCAATACTGCCGCAATCTCTGCCGGAGTAATAATCAACGCTGACATAAACGCATCAGCCGCCATTGATGCAACAAAGATTGCTGACGGATCGGTTACTTCTACGGAGTTCCAATACATCAATACCCTGTCATCTAATGCCCAGACCCAGCTTGATAACAAGCAGCCTCTGGATTCAGACCTCACTACGATTGCAGGACTGGCCGCAACGACCGATAACTTCATGCAAGCTAAGGGTAGCGCATGGGCTAGCCGAACGGTCGCACAGGTAAAGACAGACCTCGGACTCACTGGCACGAACTCAGGCGATGTAACGGTCACTGACTCATCTACTATCGACTTCACTCTCACAGGACAGGACATCACCGCTATAGTTAAGACTGGAAGCATCGGACCGACCGAACTCGCTGCAACAGCCGTTACCCCAGGTGCATACACCTCTGCTGATATAACGGTTGATGCGGATGGACGTATAACCGCTGCTTCTAACGGATCAGGTGGTACTAGTCAGTGGGATAACGTAACAGGAGGAATAAACTATGCAGGAGGCAAGGTCGGTATAGGCCAAACCACACCGCGTACGACGTTTGATGTGCTTGAAGCGACCATTAATACCCCATTCATCCTTCAGAAGACTGGAGATACGGGTATCTCCATGTCCTCATACTATCCTTCCATTAACCTGAATATGTGGAACGACGGCACTCAATGGCGCTCCCTTGGTGCAGGTTACGTCGGTAGCTGGGGAATCGACCATACGACTGGTCTTATAGTATTCGGAGTATCAGGCAGCACCACTACGGCTAACCAGGCTCTTGGTTCCACCCCTACTAACAACTTCCTTGCGCTCACTAAAGACCAACGAGTTGGTGTCGGTACTATGGCTCCTTCGACTGTATTCCATGTCATAGGAACTACTGAACAGATACGAACTGGTTACGATACTTCCAACTACTTCTCCACAACCGTGAGTTCGGCAGGAGCGGTCACGTTTAACGCCGTAGGAGCTTCATCGTCATTTATCTTCTCGGATGCGGTATCTGGTCCGGTAAACGCTTATGCCTCAGGCTGGAATGGTTCCGCTAAATTCACTACTGAAGATGCTGTATACGATAAAATCGAGACCCTTCAGCCACTGGATTCAGACCTTACGGCCATTGCAGCTCTTTCATCTAACGGAATAATCGCACGAACTGGAACAGGTACGATGTCTGTCAGAACCGTTACTGGTACTACGAATAAAATCACCGTAACCAACGGCGACGGAGTATCAGGCAACCCTACTCTCACCGTGGGTAGCGATATTGTACAACTTACTGACACACAAACCCTAACAAACAAAACGCTAACTCGCCGCGTAACAACCACAAACGCGCCAGGTGCTACCCCAACAATAAACACCGATAACTCAGATATCGTTGAGTTCACAGGTCTTGCGACAGCAATCACTTCGATGACTACGAATCTATCTGGAACTCCTGTAAATGGACAGTTCCTACAGATATCGTTCGTAGACAACGGTACAGCTAGGGCCATAACATGGGGTACGTCATTCGCAAACGGAGGTCTAATCAATCTACCGACTACTACAACGATTAGCGTTGTGCTTCGTGTCTTGTTGCAATATCAGACTATAGCAACAGTGAACAAGTGGGTGTGTGTTGCCATATCCTAAATCTAGCCGTCTCAATTTCGGTTAGCCATACTATTTTCGGCCTAGAACCACATCCTTACTACTAACGTGGTTTTGTGCCTAATAACAATGGATAATCGATTAAAAGCCGTGTCCGCGGCACTAGTAGCACTTGCTCTTGTTTTTACGAGCATACCTACATCCGTATTCGCTAATGCTTACGACTATAACTTCCTCATCAGGAACTCTGACGACACGGCGACTACTACGGTCGCCCTTCCTAAGTCTCCGACTAATAAATATGGATTTATAGCTGGAGAGTATAACGGTACTGTTCCTGTGTGGAATACGTTTAGTGCTGATAATTTTCATTTCCAGCCAAATGCTTTTGGAGGTTATGAGGCAATGCTTGAACAGATACCCCTTAGTCAGATTGATGGACTAGATGCAGTGTATGCAACGGATGTTCACCTGGACAATCTAAGAATAGCCGAAGATAACGAGCATAACTCGATCTACGGTCTAATGTCAGAACAGGCTGCCCAATCGGATTGGGATGACACCGCTACCGGATCGTACGCTTATATAAAGAACAAACCCACTCTAGCGACTGTCGCTACTACTGGTTCGTATAACGATTTGTCTGATAAGCCAGCGACTACTACGTTCACTCGTACGGCTACGACTACTTCTCGTAGTATCGTTACAGGTACGGGGTCTACTGGTTTCCAGGTTTCGTCTACGAAGGATGCCGACGTGCATTATTCGGCCACAATCGTTAGCACTGCATCAATCGCAGGTAGCGCACAGGGTCGAATTGTCCTCGAAGGCGCTACGACCAACTCGGCGACTGCTGGTGATTGGAAAGAGCTGGGACGCTGTACGAACGGACAGGCATTGTCTCTGGCAATCACCCTTCAGAGCGTCCAGACACTTGGTTGCCAGATAAGCGCTTTCGTTCCCGCCGGTACTTACGTCAAGATTCGTTCGATTAACGATGCAGGTACGCCTTCCTATACCTATAACTCAGGTCAGGAAGTGACGTACAACTAGTTAGTTAGCGCCATTGCGCCTATAATGGAGATATAACATTGTAGGTGGCGCGGCACTCGCAAACATACATAAAATGGCTTCATCACTCCTAACAAATCTTGTCGCTTATTATAAATTAGATGAGCTTTCTGGAAATCCAGTGGATTCATCCGGTAATGGTTTTAACCTCGTCAATAACGGCACGACGACTTACACGCAAGCGATGATAGCCAATGGGGCAGACTTCGGGGCGACGAATACCACTAAGTCCCTGACAATAACGCAAAACCTTGGTATCACAGGAGGTAATATCACGATGACATGCTGGGTGAAGATGAATACAGAGATTGGTTCAGGAGAGCAATATTTCATGTTCCAGGAAAGTGCAACAAACAGGAACGGATACGATATAACATATTCTTACAACGGCGGTAGTAGGCAAATACTGTTTCGTAGACTAAGGAAAGGTGTAGTTCAAGGCGGCTACAATCATAGCATTACACTTGGTACATCTAATTACTATCATCTTGGGCTGACCTACAGTTCTTCCACCATAACTGCCTATGTAAACGGAGTATCAGTAGGCACAGCTTCACAATCCGGCGCTGGAACTGGTGGTACGACGTTTGATCGATTCGCTATAGGTGCATCGTACTCAGATAACACAATATCTCTCAGGGCTTCGGCTATTATTGATGAGGTGGGCGTGTGGAGTCGAGCATTAACAGCCGCAGAGATGTTGGAGGATTTCAAGAATGGAGCCGCCAACCAGCATCCATTCAACAACAGTGGATTCTTCTTTAGAATGATGTAGTTATGATTTCAATCTACCTATTCTTCCTGACGGTTAAAGTATTCTGCACTATGCTAGCAGGATACTATCGACTCAAGATGGCCTTTATGCCTAACACTGACACTCGCAGCAATATCTACTTCTTCTTCGGGTACGTCCTAGCCTTAATGGCCCAATCCCTAGGCATATTCAATACGTCGTCGGTAGTGAGCCTGCTAAGCGCATTCGACCCATGGATAGTGGTATTCAGCCAGGTGATTGGTGCAGGAGTATTCGTATTCTTCCTTGCGGGAACGATACGGAAGTACAGCATATATAAACCTATATGATCGAATACCTAGCACCTATATTAATGGCAGTGGCCGCGGTCATTGGAGCAGTAGGCGTATACCTCAAGAACAAGGCAGGGAATACAGTTACCTATGCTGATGGTTGGGAAAGATACGCTGGTCGTCTTGAGATCCGTGTAGCTGCCCTTGAGAAGCAGTTCGAGGAACAGGAGAGCCGTCATGACGCCGAGATAAAGGCCAAGAACACCCGTATAACCGAACTAGAGGCCCGCGTAGCCACTCTTGAGCATGAACTGAGTAAACAGCTCCAACTGAACGATAAAGTCGACGAGGTTAAGGGCGTTTTACATGAAACGGTCGAGCAAGGTCTTGAAGGATTGAAAGATGGCCACGCAGGTCATACTGTGGTATAATCCCTATATGAATACCCATGAAAAGATAGCACTAGGAATGTTCGGGATACTGTTCGTGCTCTATCTGTCGACGGTCTGGATGATGGTCAAACTGTATGTCGCCGTTAATAACACCGACGAAAAGACCGCTGAATTGGTAAAGGAGGCAATACAAGATGCCAAGTTCGAGATTATAGATTAATAAACGCTTATGGCTAAAGGAAAGATAGTCTTTAACAAGAAGAAGAGCACGCCGGCTAAGACAAAAGGCACTGCTCGGGTTGTTAAGTCCAAGTTCATAGACAGGAAGCCAAATCGTCCGTTCTTTCGTTCTAACATCACATAGATGAAACTCGTCCACCCGCTAAAATCGTTCACGATAAGCCAGTGGTTCGACGAGAACGCGACCTCAATCTACAAGGAGTGGGGTCTTAAAGGGCATGGCGCGCTGGATTATGACATACCATACGGCACTCCAATCTATGCCGCACTAGACGCCGAGGTCTACACAGTTCTCAATAAGGACAATTCCGACCTATCGAAGTATCGTGGCGTGTTCCAGATATACGACGAACCAGAAGGCATCATCTCTTACGAGATAGGTTACGGTCATTGCTCTGACATAATCGCCACGCCTGGATTAAACGCCAAGGTCGGCGACTTGCTAGCTAAAGTAGGTAATACCGGCGATGTCTTCGTAGGTGGTGTATACGTCAGCAAGGAGGAGAAGATGCGAGGTTCTAAGCTCGGTGCTCACCTCCACTTCCAGGTTCGCAAGTGTAAACGGGTTAAGCGTACGATAAAGGGTAAGTATTACCTATCCGACGCTAACGGTAAGTTCAAGCGAAATAACATGTACTACGAGTATTTCGACTACGGTAATGGTTACAACTCCTGCGTCGATCCCGCACAATTCTTCTCTGACGACTTCAAGTTCCTGAATGACCTTAAACTCGGCGATACGCATCCAGACGTAATACGACTCCAGAAGCGCCTCAATCTTAATTCTAAGACCCAGGTGGCCATAATAGGCCCAGGTAGTTCTGGTAGCGAGACGGACTACTTCGGACAAAAGACAAAGGATGCCGTAATAAGGTTCCAGAGAATCAACGGAATCATGCCTATGTCAGGTTTCTTCGGACCACTTAGCAGGAATCGTATGAACATATATAACTAAACAACATGACTAAGAAGACAAAGGTTCAGAAGGTAGAGTTAGTAGACTCAGAAGGCTCTCCTAAAGGCGAACTGAACGCAGTAGATGCTTATAAGACCGTTCGTGGATTCGCTATAACTCTCACCGCAGCACTCGTAACCGCAGTATCATCCGTCTACCTTAACTGGGATTACAACTGGGCAATAAACGGCAAGGTATTCGACCTGACATGGGTAGCTATACCAGTCATCGGAGCATTCATAGAGTTAGGTCGACGTTACGCGACGAGTACAAAGTAGTATACTGATAGGGCATCCTCCGACGAAAAGAAAAGACCACCTTTATCGGGTGGTTTTCTCTTGTGTGGCAAAATTGTGCCTTTAAGGATGCCATTTCATCCGTCCACATATAAATCCTATCACATCATTCCTGCCGTGTAGCACTCCCATGGGGATAAGTGGTATTTAGCATACAACCACTCGGCTATATCCATTTGAACGTGCGGGTCATTCTTCTTAGACCAGTCTACTGGCGTATCATAAATCTCTGTCCATACCCAGGCGAAAGTTCCGTTTATTACCTGGAATACTCCACTGGCTGTACTGTACTTGTTCTTAGCCTCTGGGTCAGGCTCTCCGTCCTTATTCATATCTGACTCACAAAGTCCTGTCTGTTGCAGATCAAGCGGTAATTGTGCGTAACGTGATTGCCAGGTCGGAGGTACGGGCTTCTGCATCTCTATCTCCTCCTTCGTCAAATCGGCTGGATGTGCCGTCATCGGGTAACTTATCCAAATCGCTACTATCGTTAGTAAGATAGCTAGTATCGTTAGTCGTTTCATTTAATTGGACCGGTGTGTCTGTCATGCCGTCAGTTGGCGTCGTGTCTGAAATATGGAGTGTAGCCCTAGGGTTACTTGTAAGTGTGCCAGTGTTTCTAATTATACTGCCTCGTTGCTGACGTACCAAGTCATTTATGCACACAATACATACTACTTGTGGTTCCCTGCATTTGATATATCTATGCCCGCAACCTTCACACGTAAGAATAGGTTGCTTAGTCTGGTAGTTCTCTACGTCAATCTTAGCCACATGACTTATGATTCCTTGGAGACTATAGACGGGTTTCATACTCTATCGTCATATGAGTACCCCATAATAGTTGCCATTAGGTATTGCATTATATATCCCATATGCTCTTCTTCCCTCTTGAAATCCATGCTTCGGCTTTCGCAGATCAATTGGAGAACGTGTACCAATTCATGTGCCAGTTCTGGGCCTACTATCTTTCTAGTTAAATCAATATATAGCGTACATCCGCACATATCGTCTTTCTGCACATAGACTAGGGCGGTCGGTATGTCTGACGGTATCTTACCTATCTGCCTAACTCTGAGTGTGTAGTGGATATGTGGTAAGTAGATATCCTGTTTCTTATAGATGTTCTTTTTCATACCTCAGCTATCGTTATTTTCGTGCGTTCCTGTTTATTGGCGCACGGGTATTTGTAAAGGTGCAATTCCTGTATCTGATTATCGTTCTTGAAGAATCCCATGGACTGTAGAACATCGATCTGCACTTTTGCGATGTTGTCTATATCCGACAGTTTATAGTTCTTAAAGTAAGCCTCTATGGTCACACTCAGAGGCCCTGTGAGGCTCTCAGACGGACGTTTGACCAGCATCGCTATATCCTTCTCAAACTGCTTGTATTCCTTGCTTTTGAACCTTCTACCATACCAACCTCTATTGGCTGTGAGGGGTCGGATAGGTATGTCTAATTGAATCATTCTGGTTTCTTGTTAAGTGAAAGCCAGAAATTAGCAACAGCAGACTCAGGAGTGTCGCCCCATTCTCCTTTTTCTATTCCACAACCTTTATCGGAATAGCAGTAATTATATCCACACACCCATATCTTTCCATTTTTAGGGATTCCGAAATCTCCACCATACTCTAGGGCGAATGTACCGTGGTCACGACCGTTTTTTACGTCTAACGGTATGGATTCTATTAATTCGGAAAACGTAGGAAACTTGGCATACTCCTCATTCTTAACAAGTTCAGAGTCATAAGGTAGAGGCATCTTTCTAGTTCCTAAATACCCACCTCTAGGATGTAATTCCTGCGGAAAACCTGCATCCTTCAACTTCTTAGCCAGATCGTAATTCATCGTATGTTCTCTTTAACCCACTCGAAATCCCTATGCTGTGACAATAGGAAGTCATAGTCGGCTGGCTTAAACTTATAATCTATTCCTGTCAGGTATTTAATCGTTTTCATGAGCAGTGTCCGTTGTTCGTCCTGATTGTGGTTCATATGGCTGTGACAATAAGTACATTGCGGTGAACAGTTAAGAGGTGAAGCTGAGATTCTTCCATAAATGTGATGCAGTTCTATACCTCTATCCGATCTACCGCAACTGAAGCACCAATAGCAATCCATATAGAGCACCCTCGTATCCGTACTAAAGCCGTTTCTGAGGTTCATAAACGAGCGTATGCCCTCCTTACTGCTTCGACTACTAATTCTTCTTTGGCCTGACCTAGTATGTATTGCAATCGTTCCTTATTTGCTTCAAGGGTCAAGCGTTTAGGACTGTATGTGTATTTATAGGACTTCAAGCTATATCGCCTAGTGTTAAGAGTATTCTCGCACTTCCTACAGAACTTCCATGTAGGAACCTCCGTCTGCTTCTTGCAAGCCATACATGGCTTGTCTGCGTATGAGAATAGGCTTTCGTAATCACTTTTGGTTATATTAACTGGTTTAGCTTTTATAACAGGATTCTTCTTAATCCTTGGTGGATGTATCTTTTTGTGGGGAATGTGCGATGAGAAGAATGGTGAATTACTCATCTTAGAAAATTCTGCACGATCTATTACGTCTTGACAGGAATAACAAAGCTTCATCTGCCTTTTCTCCTTCTCTGACTTGCAATTTACGCAAGGTAAACCTATGTATCTGACAACTACTTTCATGTACGCCCTGTTGGATTCGAACCAACGAGAAACCTTGGTATAAGCAAGGGCCGCTAACCACTGCGGTGAAGGGCGTATTGATTGGTTTTGTTAGCGTGGTTGTGTCGCCGATTGTCCAATCCCATCGAACGGTTTTATTCCCCGTCGTACTTACTTTATGCGTTTGCGAGAAGAGCAATACCAGCTACTACTGCTGCGATTGCAGCGACTACCATGAGTGCTGGGAAAACGTAACCGATACCGAATGAGAGAAAGAAAACGATTGTTGCTACTCGTGACATATATGTTTTGTTGTTAAGTAACTACTATATTCTACACCTAGTACGGATACTGCATATACTACTATTGGGGATAAGTCTACTTCTCGTTATACTTATTTATCATTGCATCGGCAATTGCATATGAGGACTCTGCGAGTGTCTCGATCCAATCGGGTTCTTTAGTATCGAAGTTCCTGTTATCTGAAATAATGCCCTGCATAGCCTTTGCAGCAAGATAGTCCCTGATGGTGAGGCCATTATTACCTGAGTATTTGGTATTGCTCGGAGAAACAAATGTTTGTATTGGAAACGCTTGGTCTGTAGGTTTCATCGTTTTTAGTTAATTAATGATAGACCGCGAGGGAGTGTCTTCGATAGTTTTTCTATGTGGCCACATATACCGACTTTACGGTGAATATCTATTTGACCCCCTCTCGCGACCTACCATTTAAGGTAGGTACTACCTAATAATAACAGTACTTTTAATGCTCTAACCTAGTCGCTGTGGATAAGTCCTAGTCTTCGATTTCAACTAGAAAGTAATGCCATACCAGCCTGATTTCGCTTGATACGTCATAGCGCGTACCTTTCGCTGTATGGGCTTCGGTATGTAGGTACACGGCATCTTCTGGTATCTTCTCCCCTGTAGCATATTTATAGACTTTTCTCATATTACATCCCGGCTCTCGCCATATCACTTGATAAACGAGCGTGGGTCTTAGCCAACATCACGGTTTGGAGTGCGCGAGTTATGAGTGACTTTTTATCTCTCGTTATCCTGTACTCATCGCTCGCCTCTACCACCAACTTAGCGTGCGTAGCGGTCTTCCCCTCGTTCAATAGGTCTACTCGCATCTGAGCCACTCGCTGTTCCATGATGTACAGTTCCGATTCCTCGTTCTGTAGCAGTGCGTTTATCTTCTCTGCGGCGAGTAGATAGGTCCCGGGATCAATGACTCCTTTCTGCTCTGCCATCGTTTGCAGACTCTCCATAATCGACGAAAGGGTGTTGGGCATATCAGAAAGGTATTTGGTTAACATCTATATCTTCGTCCGGAAACTTTACCTCACCAAATGGTACTGGCGTTCCTGAACTAGTAAGGTGCGGGTTACTATCCTTCCGTACGCCATTCACTTCCATACGCTTTAGCATGAGGATGATAGTGTCCAGCTTGTCTACGACCTCCTTGCTGTTACCGAATCCACCAGCCTTCTTAGGCATCTCGAAGTTCAGATACTGGCCGTTCTCTACAACATCAATCTCAACAGAATCTCCTACCTGCCACGATTCGTTGTCTTTATTGCCGAATCCACCGAGGAACCTATCGCCGTGCTTGTCGGTCTTGATTGATAGGCTGGTAAACGGCTTTCCTGCCTTAGAAGTGCGCTGAGTACGATTAACGTACGTTAGTTTGTATGTATTCATGTTTATTTGTTCAAGCTGATTTTAATTTCGTCATGTAATACCTTTGCGTCGAAGTCGTAAATCTCTTTACGTGTATTAGCGGGGAGCATAGCCTCAAACGTATCGGTGTCTACTCGTGCTACCGTTTCCTTTGGGATAACTGCGAATGGCCTGTCTTCCTTGAAGTACGATTTTGCGTCGGCATCACTAACGCTTCTTGATTCATAATCTGCATCGTATTCGACTTTCGCCTCTAACCAGTCACAACTACTGCAACTGCCGTAATAACCCTTCCATAGTTCAATGCTATCTCCGTTCTCTAATGCAGCAATCCAATCACCTTGGTAGGAACCGAAGCAGTGATATGCAATTAGTTTAAGACCAGTAACCTTAGATAGCATGTCCCCATAATCTTCTACTTTCATATATCTATTTAATTAATCCCTTCTCATACGCCCTCTTAATGCGAGGAGCGATGAACTGATAAGCGTTATTGATCCCTAGAATCCTTTGAATTTGCATGTAACTTACCTCGCCTTTCACATACGCTACCGCCAGCTCTATCTCGTCTTTACTGTAATCTCCTCGTTTTATAGGCACTTTACGGGCCTTATCTGTTAGGTTAGTCATTAGTTTCCTCCTCCTAGTAGTAATTTTCCTGTCTGTACATGCTCTGCAAGAGTGTTGCCGTCCCGCATGATAGCGTATGGCAGGAACACGTCCTCAGTCCTGACCATTTGAGTGTCGATTAGAGCCATCTGCGCCTCTGTCCAATCCTTAATTATTCTCCAGGACACTCGAATAGCCTGTTGCTGTTCGCATAGACTACGAGGTATCTTTCTATCGTCCTTCATAACCTGCAATACCGGTCGCCAATCACAGGGTAGTCTGAATCCCATGTCATGACCATTAGCAGGTATTTGAAACGATAGTGCAGTAAGCATTCCATCTTCATAGTTGGTCATAATAGCCTTAGCACCATGTTTTCCGAGCATTCTCTGAATCTCCCCGACTGTCTTCTCTACATCTATTTTAGTTGTGTAGTTTAGTAGAGACATGTTAGGCGACTCGAATTATTGCGTAACCTCCATCAGCTAACTTGCGTGCTCGAAAGAACATGCCATTGAACTTATCGGAGTTCTGTACGAAGTAAGTGCTTGGTGCTTGCTTGAACGGCCACTCTCCATCGGAGATTACAATACCCTTATTTAGATCAAGTGAAATAATCAACTTAATGGTTGGATGCAATTCACGGCCTCGTGGCTTAAACTTAAGTGTTTCAAACTCTTCGGATGTAATGTGTTTAATCATTTTATTATTCGTTATCCTCTAATATCTCCTTGCCAGCGATGAGTCGCTTCTTGAACTTCTGAATTTCGTTTAGTGTTCTTTTCTGGCTTGGACTGCATGACTCCCATTCTGCTGAAGTCATCGGCCTATCTAGGTTCTTTTCCATGATATCTGATACCAAGTTGAGGAATGTATCCTCTGGCATAGAATCGTTCGTCTGAGGGGCGTTTACGGCCTTGTAGAGGGCATTAAACTGTCTTACTACTTCTCCATCATCACCTTCTACCTCACGCTCTAGATAAGCATATGGCAGGTTCGATGGCACTCGTATAGTTGTCTTCATGTTTATTTGTTTGTACTTATCTGGTAATAACCCATAAACTTATCCTCCTTACCTGAATATGGTTCTATGGGCGTGCTTGCACTTAGATGGATTACCCCGCCTTTTTCAGTCGTGCAGTATGAATACATGCCGTCTATATGATCGAATGTCAGGTACTCGCTATCGTCGGAGAGTTTCTCAACAATCCTTATTCCTTTAGGCGCTTCGTAAAGTTTCATTTAATCGGTGACGTTACTACCTTGTACTGATAATTCCTGGTCTTTCCAACGTATCCTCCCTGGAATACCCAGCCACGCTTCCTTAACTGATGGATGTAATGCGATAGTCTAGTAGTGATCCGTTTATCTATCGTAGTGAAATTGTCTATCTTTCCTTTCTTCCTAAGAATCTTCTCGATTGTTGCTATTTGTATCATCGTTTTATTTTAATAGGTTAGCTATCGCCTCTAATGTCTCATCCGTCTGGGAGTTGAGTGAATCATCTAGGAGGCTCCATTCGTATGATTGCCAATTGACGTACTTTTCGTAGCCGGGTCGGTCTGTATGAATTAGTCCGAATGTACCGTCGTCTCCAACCAAATAAACCCGACCGTTTATATCTGCATCTGCCTCATTCAGTTTCTTAGAAATCGCCACCAGCACATCCGCCAGCCTGATAGGACGGCCGATGATTTCAAACGAATCACTCGGTATTCGTCTCGCCTCGGCCGTACCAAATCTTCCATGCCAAGTCGTGCTACTCGGAGTCATAGCATAACTGTAATCTCCTTGACTCTCGAATACAGCGGTAATGACGCCCTTGCTTGTCTCACACCCAAACTTCAAATCGATAATGCTTGGATTAGCGGTTATACATGCCTTTCGGATATCCTTTAGGTTTTGTTCTCTATTCATACGATTACTTGTAGTTAGGTAACGCCCAGCAGAGCACGAATATCGAAAATATGAATGCAGCGACAGTGAAGGCGTAGAGCATAATCATGAACATATGCTTCGACAGCAATAGCCAGTCCTTAACCTCATGCCATACTCGACCTCTCCAACGCTTAGCGGAAACCGTATTTGAATAGATGAACGATGGTTTGAAAAACATATTAGCGGTCTTCGTTAGTTACGCCTATAAAGTCTGCTGGCTCGAAATCTTCCTTGTTACCTGACTCCGATAGAATGCGCTCCTGCTCGATCTCCTCGTCTGTAAGCGGCAGGTAATCGGTATCTACCTCTGTCATATCGCTTACCGGGATATCCTGCAAGTCCTGTGGTCCCTCATAGCAGTACAAGTCATCGCAACGTGATAGGAACTCCGCAACCTGCTCTTCTGCCATGATGTAACCGTCTGCCTCCATCTCCTTAGCGACTGAACGTACCAAATCGTATAACTTAATCATCGTTTTATTTATTACCTATCTAATACCTATACAATAGCATACGCACGCATACACGCAATAGCAGGCATGTGGATAAGTCTACTCGATCGAGAATATCCAAAGTATTCCCATTATTACTAGCATCCACCAGATTACCTCCATACCTGCTGGCTTATATCTCTGCTAAGTGCTGCCTGGTATGCTTCGAACAAAGAAGTAACTGACCTACGGCCCTCCTTAATCGGAGTAGGGAACAGCGGTAGCAACTGCTCACGGCTAGGGATTAGACGCTTCGGATTCTCGGCGAACCACGGCCCTAGTTGTATGGAGGCGTTTGCCTTTTCCTCATCCGTCGGTGGACGACCTACATAACCTTGGAAAGCGAATATGAAGTAACGGTTAGAGAAATACTCTGCTCGCTGCTGTGCTGGCATAGCAAGGGCGTAAGTTTCGTCCCTAGTTATCTCTTGGATTGTAGACATATTAGTTTAGTAGAGGGTTATTGAAGTGCTGACTACCTAGACGAGCGTTTACTTTCTGGCTTGTTTCCCGGAGAAATAGATCAGTCTGTTTGCTCTTGTTACTAGCGTTCCATATTGCATGGTCTTCTGCTTCCATTTTGTAACCACGGTTCCATCCCATCATCCGATTTACGTCGGGAATTATTGTCATAATGTCCTTTCCGCGTACTGGAACTCCACCGAGGATTGCCTTGCTTTCGGTTAGGAATGCGTATTGCGCCGCCTCTAACTGCGTTTCGTCAATAGGGATGAACTCATTAGGCCCGTAACCTGTCTGAACTTTAAAGTAAATCATGCGATTATTACGTTAGGTGTTTTAGTCTGATGCTTTGCCTTGGCTTTTACGATTGAAGCCTCAAGGCTTGAATACTTCTCTAGCAGTTGCAGGGGAGTCATTATCGTCGGCATATACTCCATGCGGTTCGTTTTAGGCAAAGTATCTTTTACAATCGCAACAACTCTGTCGAGGCCATACCCTGCGATTAAGTCTTTGACAGCCTTCCGTTGGGTCTTATTGCCGTACATTCGTGCCACGGCGGGGTTTATCTTCTTGAATTCATCCAACACTTCGATTATTGAAGAAATGGAACTGTCCGCGGACTCGTCCGCTGTATTATCTTCTTTTCTTTTCTTATTTACCCTTTTATAACTCTGGTCACCTGTGGGTGATACCTGCCTATCACCTGTGGGTGATACAGTGTCACCTGTAGATGATAGACGGGATGTGCTATCACTTGTGGATGATACCTTCGAGAATGTTACAAGCGGGATAATTTCCGACCTGTTTCGACGAGATTCGTCCCTAAACTTACGCTTGATGTACCCAAGGGATTCCAAATTGGTTAGCGAGTTCTGTACAGCCTTTGCTGTCGATTTGCACATCTTAGCAAGCGTTTCATTAGACGCTGTGCATTTTTCGTTCTTCAACTTTGTAAACCAGTAGACAATGGCATACACGCGCTCATCAACGGGCGTTATGTTTTCGTCGGCTATCAACTGATAGGGGATTATCAGGAAATCGGGGTAGCCGTTCATTGCTCCATTTCCTTAATCGAGATGAGTACCCTAGCATCCTTTAAGTGGAACTCGTCTATGACGGTTTGTATTGCCCCATTGAGATATTCTAGGAATGTATCCTCTGACTTGTTATCAATCGAGAAATTGAATGTTATGTCTATCGTCCCCTTCGACTGGCGTTTATCTGTGACCATTGGCTTAGAAATAAAGCCCATTCATAGGAGCGCGGGTGTGGTCGGGAGTCATCTTCCCGCTCCTTTCGGAGTCCACGCCCCCATGAATAGGGTCTATTAAGCGATGACTATTTACCACATACTAATTATACTCCGCAACCTAATCACCTACAATCGACTTATCCCCATGCAAGAAAAACCACCCCGATTATTCAAGTTGGAGTGGTTTTACCCAATATACGTTCGCTGGTTGCTTCTGCATTATATCACTTAGCAATACAGAAACAACACCCCATGTTTAGTGAGGTGTTGCGTCCGTATGTATTTTAACGACGCGAGCAAACGATGAAATCCTCAAGCGTCGCTATGTGAGTATAAACTACTTTCCGCCTTTACCGCAATATCGACAGAACCGTCTATCACATTGATCTTGGCTAGCATCAGGCCAGTAGGGAGGTTTCTTGGCTACTCTCACATGCCACCAGTCCCATACGAACTGCCTAATAAAATCACCCGTAGCATAGTATACGAAGGTCGGCCACTGAATGTATCGAAAGTAATTCCATCGTTTGTTTTCCATTTGTTGATTATAGCATAAACGCAAATCCCACTTCGGGGGAAGCGGGATTGGTAGGTATGATTGAAAATGTCTTTGTGAGCATGGCCCCTGTGCATCGGGGCATTTACAGTATACAATTTTACTAGACAAGGCACAAATACTATCCTATGAAACCAGACACTATGTCCGCTGAGGAGTTCGGCAGGCTCATGCAACTCGCCCATGGCGAACTGCCTGAGTCCGAGATGACCTCACAAGAAATGATGCTCACGCATCCCCAAGGGTACTTTTCCTTCCATGGTTAATACCGCACGGCACCACCTAAGACGTGGTGCTTTCTCTTGTGTAGGAGTATAATTAGGACATGAGAAACCCATTCAAGGCAGTACGACAGGCGAATGCTCGCCTCAATATGGCAACGGATCGAAAGATTGCAGCCGATACTCAGCTGGCAAATTCCCTCAAGGACAAGTCCAATAGGAAAGTAGCCATGATGTCCTTTAAGGCACCTAAGCGCTCTTCCAATGGACTCGGCGTAGGTATGTAGTATAATCAGGTAGTTACTAGAAGTAACATAACGACCATGTCAACAGTAAATTTCGCACCAGGCACGGAGATCGAGGTAAAGGGCAAGAAGTACACGACCCAGACCGGCATCAACGTAACGGACAATACCGAGTCCCGCCAGACGGAGGACGGTATCAAGCGCTTCGACTCCGACGGCAACGAGGTTGACGAGAACGGAGAGAAAGTACATCGCAACATCCTCACCGGCAAGAAGACTAAGTAACGCTCCTACTGAGAGCCTCAAAGCAGGTTGGGACTCTCGACTAGAAACGCTATGTCATACGATATAAAACTCCATAAAGAACTAACAAAAGAATCGCACGATGCTCAGATTGAATCGGCTGTAGCAAAGGTGGATGCTATAATCAGACAGCCAGTTTGTCCTATAGACCCAGCAGAACGAGATATTTGTGACTCATGCCAATGAAATATACCAAAACAAAAGAGTCCTTTATATTTGAGTCAGAAAAAAGGGGTGATAAACTTACTATAAACCATTCGCACTTTGTTACTGAAGAACATTTAAGAATACCAGGTCTTGGTAAATTGCGTGCATTAATCAAAAACACCATTGCCCCTGACTTGGGGAGTAGCGCATGGTATAGACTGAAACGCGTCAAGAGATATATAAGATTCTTTAAAGACCCATTTACTAATTGGCATACTTCACAACTGAGGTGGAAATTACTGGATATCAAAAGCTTTGTTTATTTGGATTTAGTTTGGCCAAAACTTGTAAAGGGTAAGCCAACATCAAGGATATTCGGAGTATGGGTTCCTAATCCATTGTTTCGATTTTACGAACCGATTTTAATGAAACGCCATAAGCGCAGACTAGATAAGTATAGAATGTCGTATCCACTATGATAGACTACAGAGCATACAACGAAAAACTCCGCGAATTCTTCGAGAAGGAGATGGAACCATTCCGCGACCTACCGCTACACATACGCCTCGAGGCATACAAAACGACATCAAAGTACCCTGAATACAAACCACATGAGCAATCCAACTAACCCGAACGGCGCGAACCAATGGAACCTCGATCCACGACAGAAACTCTGTTGGGATTTCTATGTTAACCCTAAGTCAGAAACTTTCGGCAACGGCACACAATCGGCCATTAAAGCAGGCTATGAACCTGACTATGCAGACCAGATAACAACTGCTGAATGGTTCAAGGGACGGGTTAGGAGACTCAATATGCTCAGTAGGGCAGAGAGAAACCTAGAAGAAGTACAGAATCTAGAGATAAAAGACGAGTTCGGACGGATAATAGGAGAAGCTCTTAGAGAACGTAACAAGGTAGACCTATTCGTTGCTTCTACTCAAGGTAAAAATGATGGTTGGTCGAATCGTACAGAGGTAACAGGAGCAGACGGAGAGAAACTAGACTACGGCGTAATAATACTGCCACAGAAGAATGGAACAGAAGATACATTGGAAGCCACAGCCTAAACAGGAGATAGCATTAGCTCGTTCAGAAGACGAGATACTATTCGGTGGTTCTCGCGGTGGTGGCAAGACAGATGCAGGACAGGCATGGCTTATGTATGACCTCGCTCATCCTAAGTATAGAGCACTAGTCATTCGTCGTAATGCTACAGACCTAGAAGACTGGATAGACCGCGCTAAGGCGATGTTTGCTCCTGCTGGTGGAGTATTCGTCGGTACTACGTTCAATTTCCCAAGCGGCGCACGTATACGAACGGGACACCTTAAAGACGATAACGCCTACAGCAAGTACCAGGGGCATGAATACCAAAAGCAACTGGTAGAGGAGTTGACGCATATCCCTAGCGAGTCGGATTACGAGAAACTATTGGCGTCTTGTCGTTCAACTGTGCCTGGAATAAAGCCACAGATATTCGCCACCACTAACCCTGACGGCCCTGGTCGTAAGTGGGTAAAGAAACGATGGAACATACCAGACCAGCCTACTGACCTAGTACGCACTGTAGACGCCAAAACGGGCCGTACGCGCGTGTTCATACCATCAAGGCTACAGGACAACCAGGTGCTGATGGATAATGACCCTGGGTACATAAAGCAACTGGAATCCATTACCGATGACGAACTAAGAGAGGCATGGCTTGAAGGTTCTTGGGCGGGCTTCGGCATCAAGGGTTCGTACTACAAGCAACAGATCAGACAGGCTTACGAGGAGAACAGGATAACGTCTGTGCCATACGATACGTTCTCGCCGGTACACACTTGGTGGGACTTAGGTATCGGAGATGCCATGACGGTGGGTTTCTTCCAGTTCGTAGGCAAGGAAGCGCACGTAATCGACTACTACGAGGCTTCAGGAGAGGGTATAGCGCACTTCGTATCGGTATTGGCATCTAAGGGTTATGTATATGGCAGACACTACGCACCGCACGACATCATGGCCCGTGAACTTGGCACTGGAGTATCAAGATACGAGACTGCTAAATCGCTTGGCCTCACCTTTGAAACACGCTGGGTGAACGATAAGGAACTATCAGCAGTTCCTATGCTTGGTGTAGACGACGGTATAAACGCCCTGCGTGCTAAGTTCAACACGCTTTGGTTTGATGCCATCAAGTGTGAGCGACTCATCGAGTGCCTATCGAACTACCAGAAGGAATGGAATGACAAGATGGGAGAGTTCAAGAATGCGCCACTGCACGACTGGTCATCACACGCCGCGGATATGATGAGGTACTTCGCCGTAACGCCTTTAGAGGCAAAGGTAGACGCTTCTAAGATAATGGGCGAGCGTATATTGCGTAATCGTATGGCTAATAGCACAATGAGGTAATGAAAGACTGGTCACACATAGAGGGCGCTAAGATAGTCGACGGCATATGGGTGAATAAGCACGGCATATGCCTTGATTGCAACGGAGGAAACCCAGAATGTACCCATAACAACATCTTCGAGGAGGGAGGTTTGAAGAAATGCGCCATATGTGGCGTAGCGGTTCAATAAGTTATATAATTAGTTCACTACGTTGCGGTAGACATCCAACCAATGGACAAAAACAGCAACATTCTAGCAATCGTCCGCGGAGAGATTAACGACTTCATGTACAACTCTATTGAGATTGTGCCTGGATACACGTTCAACCAGTACGATACAATCAAGCGCTGCCACCTTTATATCAACAGCCGATTCGAGGATAACTCGATGTACCAGGGCCGTGAGAAGATGTTCGATAACAAGATAAAGCCTAAGCGCGACCGAGTAGCGGCATTCCTGAATATCGACACTAAGGACATCAAGGTAATATCGCGTTCTGGCAGCGAGAACCCATACAAGACACTCGTCGCCCAGAAGGAACTCGATAACTACCTTAAGGAGAATGACTTCGCCCAGAAGTTCAATGACATGTGCGACGCTGCCGTTGATTTCGGCTCCGTAGTGCTCAAGAAGACCAGCGAAAAGACTTCAGACATCGTAGACCTTCGCCGTTTCTTCTGTGATCCTACGGTTAATAACCTACAGAAGTCCCGTTTTGTAACGTTTAAGTACCTATTCACTTCTAGCGAACTTCGAGCGAAGGTAAAAGACGGCTGGGATAAGGACGTAATCGAGGAAATAATCGAGAAGAAGGAGCGTAACCAGAACACTGGTAATGCCGGCACCTCGTACGAGACCAACGGACAGGTGAATATGATCCGCTCTACGCCTTACATCGAGGTGTATGAGCGCTTTGGAGAGGTAGAGAAGGGCCTATTGAATAACCAGAAGCGCGGATGGGACAAGGAGTTGGTTCGGTCGCTGTTCATTACCGCTGAGCCTATGTGGGTTTCTAAGACCGATATAGGGGAATACGCAGGCGAGAACGGCGGCGTTCTATTCAAGTCAAAGTGGAGCGGCGATTGGCCTGTCGATGAGTTTCACTACTACAAGACGCCAGGACGATGGCTTGGAATCGGAGTCGTTGAGCAGTTGTTCATACCACAGGAGCGCATCAACGAGTTGGTTAATCAGAAGCGCGTATCGATGGAACTCTCGACGCTTCACCTGTTCCAGTCTAAGGACCCTACGGTGGTCCAGAACGTCCTCACAGACCTCGTGAACGGAGACATAATGATTACGTCGCCTAACGGCGAGATAACCCCGCTGGTCAACGAGGAGCGTAACCTATCTGCTTTCCAGTCTGAGGAGATCTACTACCAGGCATCGATCGACGCCCTATCGTTCGTATCCCCTCAGTTAGGAGGAGAGGCAGTGCCTTCATCCACTCCAGCGACTAACGCCGTAATCCAGCAGAACAACGCCAACAGCGTCTTCTCGTTCAAGCGACAGAACTACGCTAACTTCATCCGACGGTATATGCGCAAGCAGGTGCTTAAGGACCTTCTCCGAAAGATGTCACAGGAGCACATCCTGAGATTCGTCGGTGACTATGAGGATATGATGAAGCTTTACCTAGGAGTTGCCACCTCTGTTACGAACAACGAGACCATACAGAAGATGCTAAACGGAAATATCGTCAGCCCAGAGGAGTACCAGGCATCGATCGAGAAGAACATGAACAAGCTGCGCGGCAAGAATGAACTCCACCTTATGGTGAACGCCGGCTGGTTCGACGACGTAGACCTAGACTTCGACATCCTTATCGATAACGAGCAGCAGTCTACCGATATCATAGCCAATAACACCTATCAGCTCATCCAGGTACTCATGGCTAACCCAGCATGGAACCAGGATCCAGCAGTCCGCGCGCTGGTTATGGATTACGCCGAGAAGGTGGGTATCAACCCAAGCAAGATAGACTCAATGACTTCGATGCAGGCACAGCAGCCGGCACAGGGCGGTCAGGTACCTAATGCAGAGCCACAGCCTGCAGAGCAGGTAGGCCAGGGAGCAACCAGAGAGACAGTAATGGCATAAACATATGATAAACACCGCAGAAAACATACAGAAACTAAGGAAGTTCACCGAAGACCCGGATTGGGTACTGATGGAAGGGATCATCAGGGAGTTCATAGAACCGCTTACTGATGTAACGACTATAAACAAGTCGCTCGGTAACGACGAGATAGCATCTGAGGTACGAGGCCGACAGATAACCATAGAATCATTGACGAAGTTCCTCAATCAGACCAAAATAATATCAAGCAAGCCAATAGCGACTAACGTAACATCATTCAAATGAAACACTCCCTGCAGAACGACACCGGCCTTAGCGCCACTAAGCCAGTAGATCCATACACGTCTAAGATCAAGTCAGAAGGCGCTACGTCTTCACCATCGTCTAAGTTGCTCGAAGGCAAGCTGGTCTCCTTCAAGAATGCCGATGGCAACGAGGCGCCATCACCTGCGCAGTACCACTTCGACAACTAGTCCTCACGGTCTCGTCCGTTCAAAACGAAACATTAGCGGTTATCGCACCCACCAAAAACGACTAACATATCATTATGTCTAATGAAAGCAACGCGGAGATAGACGACGTAGTCCTCGAATTAGAAGACGAAACCGTCGAACCTGAGCAGGAGATTGACTGGAAGGCTACGGCCATGCGGTACAAGAAGAAGCTGAAGGAGGCTAAAACCCCTTCGGCCCCTGCTAGGAATAATGACGATTCAGACGTACGTTCCCAGCTCGCTCGCTTGGAACTGAAGACTGAAGGATATTCGGAAGATGCCATCGCATTCATACAGAAGAATGGTGGCAGAGACGCACTCAACGACCCATACGTTACGGCTGCTGTGAAGGCTATTCAAGAGCAGAAGAGCGCAGAACAGGCAATCGTAGCGAATGAGACGACCAAGTCCGATATCGAGCGTAAGTTCACCCCAGAGGAGATCAACGCTATGTCGCCAGAGGAGATGTACAAAGTTCTGCCAAAGGCGAAGAAGTAAAGAACCTTAAAAACCCAATATTCCTTCGTTGAGGCAGGGCATTAAAATACCCTAACATTAAATCTAATGGCTTCCTCAACAACTACGCTGTCGAACCTGATGAGTATCTACTACTCAAAGGAGTTCTTGGCACGCGTCGAGCTGGACACCCGTTACGATTGGCTCGCTACGAAGAAGACTATGCCCCGCAATAGCGGAAAGACCGTCTACTTCAACCGATTCTCTCGCCTCGCAGTCCAGACCACCCCTCTTACCGAATGCGTTAACCCTACCGGCCTTGATATGTCGACGACTATCGTCTCGGCTACCATCGCGGAGTACGGTAACTACGTTAAGGTCTGCTCCCTGTTCGAACTGACCTCGATCGACGAAGACCTGCGCGAGCACGTTTCCGTCATCGCCCAGAACGCTGCAGAGACGCTTGATACGCTTATCGCCGCAGAGATGTCTGCAAACTCCACCGTTCAGTACTCGAACTCCAAGACTGCGGCTTCCGCAATCGCGACGTCCGATACTCTCGATGGCCAGGACATCCGCCGCGCCGTACGCAACCTCAAGAAGAACGGCGCTAAGGTATTCGCTGACGGCTACTTCCACGGCATCGTGCCAGTATCCGCAGAGTTCGACCTTCGTGCTGACCCGGAGTGGCTCGATGCTTACCGCTACACCGACGCAGAGAACATCCGTAACGGCGAAATCGGCCGTCTCCATGGCGTTAAGTTCATGGATACGAACGCCGAGGTATCGACCGCTGACGGCGTTGGTTCCACGAACGTCTACTCTAGCTTCATCGCTGGTCGTGACGCTCTTGGCATCATCTCTCTCGCTGGCCAGCCTGGCTCACGTATAATCGTTAAGACTCCTGGAGACCAGGACACGTCTAACCCACTCAACATGTACTCCACCGTTGGCTGGCACGCTTACTTCGTCGCTAAGGTACTGAACAGCGCATGGATCATCCAGATCCGTTCCGGTTCGGCAGTCTAGTAAGATAGTTCGTCGCGGGGCGCACCTGCAAATGAATGTGCCCCGCAATTTGCCGATGAACTTCTAAGGAATCTAATAAAACAACAATGAATAGAGAGCAATTCCAGGAATGGATGAGAGCAGAGATAAGCCCCGAGTTATACATCGAGGATACGGTATTCGAGGACATAGACCGCGTTATGATAACAGTAAAGGGCAAGCATAATCCGATCTACATCTGCGCGTTCCCTAAGAAGGGCGTACGCGAGCAGTTCGACCCAAGTTATCAGTCCATCAAGGGCATACCGTTTCCAGACCTGTCTGAGATGAAGAGCAAGGTGAAGGTAAAACTCGATAACATACTTAACGACCTAGAACTATATGACTAGCGAATACACTCCAGAGGAATACCAGAAGATAGACGCTGCGGCTTCCCTAATCGCAAAGGAGAAGTTTGGCATCACCAAGCAGAAGAACAAGCACTTTATCCTAAAGGATGGAGAGGTATATATGATTGGATTCGGTAACGGACCGAAGAACGATAGCAATCCAAAGGGATTCTACGCTTACTGGGTATGGTACAAGGAGACTCCGTACGGCGGCCTGCTTAACTGTGAACTAAAGGATAAGTTCGATTCTATCGATTACTTCCAGGCCTGCATGCAGAACGCAGAGGCAACCATATTCGAGATAAACAAGAAAAATGAAGAAGAAAACCAAGGGAAATAGCATTAGGCATTACTATGTCGACGTTTTTGACACGGACATAGTTCTTGTTAGTTGTGAAATTAAAGATATTCTAGATGAACTATCAACCATCCTCCCTAAGGCGAGGCTTGATTTGATTGAATCGTCTTTGAAAGAACAGCCGATTGAGGCGTTAACCAAGGCGCGACAATACCCAATGGATGGTGGAGGTTCTGTGATATGGATCGGCCCGGAACAACCATTAAGTGTTCTTGTACATGAACTAATGCACGCTACATTCCATTTGCTGGAAGTTAAAGGTGTTAAATATTGCTCTGATTCCGAAGAGGTATACACATATTTAATGGAGAGTATGTTTAAGGGACTTACTAGATGAACCAGCCACTTAAGGTTTTACACATCAATCGCCCTAAAGACCTTTGGGTTGGCGGCGATTATGTGAAACTCGAGAAGATAGTGGAAGGACTCACCAAGTTAGGCGTCGAGATAGACATATCCGAGAAGCCGCTGATTACCCCGGCAATCCTGATAAACCAGTACGACATCGTCCATATCTGGAACTTCTCCATGCCATGGGCAAAGTACGCTGTCTGGATGGCAGGAAAGTGGAAGAAGAAGATAGTCTGCTCGATGACCTACTACAACACCGAGGCATACATACCGTACAACCTACAGCAGGTGATGATGGATCACCTGGATGCCGCCATATACGAGACTGAGGGCGAGATAGACCGTGCCAGGAAGAACCTAAAGGTGAATAACTCCTACATCGTCCCAAACGGCGTAGATTCGTGGTGGTTCGAGCCAGATGATGGCAAAGTACCTTTCGAGCGCTATGTACTCACAGTGGGGCGTATAGAGCCTAATAAGGGGCAATTAGAGACCGCTAAGGCATGCCGTGAACTAGGAATAACCTATGTTTGCATCGGAGACGTGGCTGATGCCGAATATTCCAACAAATGCCTAGCCGAGGGTGCCATGATGTACCCTTCGATGCCGCAAGAGAAACTGAAGCGTTGGTATAAGAACTGTGCCGTGTACGTTCAGGCATCCCTCAGCGAGACGTGGGGCATGGCAGTGGATGAAGCCGGAACCCAAGGCGTGCCTATCGTAGTATCCACAGGCTTCGAGAGACAGGACATTCCCGGAGCGATATACTGTGTACATGCAGAACAACAATCTATCACCGATTCGATACGCCACGCCCTTTCTCAAGAGAGAGACACGCGGTTCCAGGAAAGCCTCAAAGAAAGGACTTGGGATAAGTGCGCTGAGGAAATCCTCAAAATCTACGAAGAGATAACCAAAACAAATGAATAGACGATTTAGCATAATCCTGCCTACGTTCAATCGTCCGCAGTTGATTAATAGGGCGATACAGGCAGTACTCGATCAGGATTACGACAACTGGGAACTCATCATCCAGAATGGCGGTGATCCGCTTACGCTTCCATATAAGGACCAGCGTATAAAACTCTACAACGAGCCAGACGCCGGCATCACGGATGCTATGAATAAGGGTATGGCCAAGGCAACTGGCGATATATTCTGCTGGTGTAACGATGACGACGAGATCAACCAAGAGACACTGTCGTGGGTCAATAAGAACCTGACTAATGAGTGGGGCTATGGAATCATCCTCATGACTAACGGCACGCAGTCGTTCGAATGGGGCAACGTAAGCGATACGGCTACGTTCGAGCAGTTGGTCAACGGTAACTTCGTACCACAGCCGTCCGTCTATTGGACTCGCAAGGCATATGAGTCAGTAGGTGAGATGGACATGGAACACGACCTGACATCGGACTATGAGTACTGGATGCGACTATGGAAGTGGCAGGAACCACAGAAGTTCGATCGTCTAATGGCTATATATCACATGCACGCAGGACAGATTACCCAGACTAGGACTGAAGAGCAGATGTCACAAGCCCGAAAGTCAGCCGCTAAATACAAATAGATGGAATACAAGATATTCGACAAACCGCATAGCCACGACATAGAGTTTTATAAGGACAGGGAGATGGCTGACCACATCAACCAGCCTGACCACAAACCACGCCTATTGAAGGTATTAGACAAAGTATCGGCAATCTTAAAGGACAACCCTGACTATTCAGTATCTGACCTCGGATGCGGCAATGGCGGCCTTATAGAACTCATAACGACGCAGAACAAGTGGGGATATGACCTACAGCCTAGCAACGTAGAGGATGCTAAGCGCAAGGGACGTAATGTAGAGTTTAAGGACTTCGTTAACGAGTCTGATGCTAAGTTCGGTGACATCGTGATAATGACTGAGACTTTAGAGCACCTAGTAGACCCTCATGGATTCCTTAAGCGACTACACGATTCGGGCGTGAAGCATGTAGTAGCATCATGCCCTAATTACGAGAACCTGGACTTTCATGCGCCCTTCCACTTATGGATATGGAGTGATTCTAGCTTTGCAGATATGTTCAATGCAGCAGGATGGACGGTTACTAGCCACGAATTGGAGTTCTTCCAGTTCGTAACGGTACAACGATGAAAAGAGTATTAATAACTGGCGGGGAAGGGTTCGTAGGTCGTGCGTTTAGGCGTTACTTTGCAACCCTAAAACCACCACACAAGGTAAGGACGGTGATTATCGACATAAAGGGTGATGGTATGGACTGCCGAAAGTTCTTCAAGTCGGTAACAAATACTAAATATGACCTCGTAATCCATCTCGCTGCCATTGTCGGCGGGCGAATGACTATTGAAGGAAACCCGATATCAGTCGCTACAGACCTATCCATAGACGCTGAGATGTTCAATTGGGCATTACGCACTAAGCAACCTCGAGTAGTCTATTTCTCTAGCAGTGCCGCGTACCCTACTTTCTTGCAAGACCCTGTGATGTACCCTCAAAGAATACTCAAGGAGGACGATATAGATTTAGAAATGATAAGCAACCCTGACATGACCTATGGTTGGGCTAAGTTAACGGGTGAGATGCTGGCTGAGTATGCTCGAAAGTCAGGTATAGCCGTTCATGTATTCAGACCGTTCTCTGGTTATGGAGAAGACCAAGACCTCGACTACCCTTTTCCATCATTCATAAAACGAGCAAAGGATAAAGTGGATGAGTTCGAGATATGGGGTGACGGTAATCAGGTCCGTGACTTCATTCACATAGACGACATAGTAGGAGCGGTCATGAAGGCAGTAGAAATTGATATACAGGAGCCCATCAACCTCGGTTCAGGCGTTGCTACGTCGTTTAATGAACTAGCAGAGAAGGTGATGGATATATCAGGCCATAAAGTACCTATAGTACATCGACTAGAGAAGCCAATAGGCGTACAATATAGGGTATCGGACAACTCTAAGATGCTTAAGTTTTACACTCCAAAGATTTCACTCGAAGAAGGTATCAGACGCTCACTAAATGCCTAAGAAACGAATTGCACTTATCGGTACTGATTGGAACGCTAACTCATATAGGCGTCTAAACAACGTACCCGGGGCTATTTCCACTTATCGCCTCATATATCCCATGAGATTCCTGTCGGAATACTACGATATCCGCTATTACGGATCTGATTTCGTGCCAAAGGACGGCATATCGACCGAGGAATTCTATGAGAACCTGTTCAACGACTACGATTTGGTCATTTCCAAGGTAACTGACAACCCGCAAGCAGCAGCGATGCTTCGTTTCTTCGCGACTCGCAATAATGTTCCCCTAGTCGTTGATATAGACGATAATATATGGGAACTAAAGCCAGATCAGCCTGGATATAAGGCATATGAGAAGGGAGGACAGACGTTAGCGATAGCATCTACCTATGTTTCCCTTGCTGATGCGGTGTTTTGCTCTACGAAACCACTCGCTGAGTACATACAAAAGCGCATTAAGGCGGTATTCAACGAAGATAAGAATACGTTCGTACTACCTAACTGCGTAGATACTTCTGATTACTCTCAATACGAACGCGCTCAGCGTGATCCTTCGACTATAGTGATAGGTTGGCAGGGATCAACGACCCATCACGAGGACCTACGCATAGCGATGCCGGCAATTAATCGCCTGTTGGTTGAATACCCAAACCTATATTTGGAACTATTAGGAGGCGTATCGGACGAGATGGTAGCAGACCTATTCAATGGAATGGACGAAACAGTACTTGATAGGGTTATGACTAAGGGCGGGGTTCCAGCATTTGATACGTTTCCCCATTTGTTGTCTCAGCAGGCATGGGATATAGCGATTGCGCCGCTTACTGATGAGCCATTCAATCATGCAAAGAGCCATATCAAATGGATGGAATACGCCATGTTCGGCATACCGTGCGTAGCGTCTAAGGTATATCCGTATTACATGCCAGTACAAGACGTCCATACTATCAATGACGGCGAGACAGGAGTCCTAGCTGGACCGGATCAATGGTATAACAAGTTAAAGTACTTGATTGATGAACCGACTAAGGCAGATACTATAGGAAGAAACGCTAAAGAATACGTCTCTAACCATTGGCACATGAGAAAACACGCGCATAAGTGGAAGGAAGCGATTGATTCGTTGATAAATACGCAGGGGTAAGACCGCAACCTTGTCCCTGCTTCCTTGTCCGCGAATTAAGTTATATAATAAGACTGCTAGAGTTGCGGTAGCCTAGCCAAAACTACCGTGATTTACACTGATATACTAAGCGACGCACTTGAGTACGCTAAAACTGACGCGAACCGCTATCCTGTAGCGACGCGCACAGCTAGCGCTAACCGGGCGATGGAACGAATAACCAGCCTGATACGAAAAGCGGAGGGTCGATGGCAGTACCAGGACGCTAATGATGTTAACCCGCCATATGGTACGACTAACATAGTATCTGGTACGGGTTCGTATCCTATAGACGTCACCTGGCTTCGCGTTCAGAAGGTCGAGGCGCTCGATGCTAACGGAAACTACAGGACGCTCATACCTTTCGACATTAAAGACCCTCGATGCGAGGGTTACAGCAATCTCCTGAACTCTACGGGCGATCCGTTGATGTACGACAAGGTTGGCAACAACTTCATACTCGCGCCTAATCCTAATTATAGCCGTACGAGCGGATTGCGTACCTGGTACGAAGGAAATACGAGTTACTTCGCCACATCCGATACGACCAAGGCACCAGGATTCAACACCCTATATCACCGATTGGTTCCTATGTGGATGGCTTACGATTATGCCTTGATAAACTCATTGAACATTAAGGACTCGCTGCGACAGGAAATCCAGATACTTGAAGCCGAACTGTTGAACTCATACGCCCTTCGAGACCGTGACGAGCATGTGAAAATAGCCGTTAGGCCTTACAATCGATTCCGATGACCCCAGAACAAGAATCACAGCTGCAGGAGCTTATCGAATGGAAGCGTGACCGCGAGAACGAGCAGATCATCGCTCCACTAGACGAGCCGTCCAAGAACGTCATATACCGCGACGTTCCTTTGATGCTTCGAGAATATAGCAACAGCCCATCAGCCGATGGATATATAACGGTAGAGATAAATGGACGACAGTATAATCTCCTCAGAGGACAATGATTTCAATACCAAACAAGCAGACGCGCCAGTGGGTACAGAACAACAAGACTGACCTGGCTATAAATAGCAACGTATACATCTCAAAGAATATCAACTTTGACGAGGAGGGGTACCTTAAGTTATCTCCCCGCACTCGCAACATATTCGATGAGGATACATACGCTAACCTGTCGACTAACGTAGGCGATCCTCTGATTTCCATAAGTTATTACGATGCAACAGCGCGCTACTACATACTAGGAACAAAGAACATCTACTATACTAGTTCCGACTTCTTTACGAGCCTTACACAGGATGCTGGCGCTGGAGTGCCTACACTTAGCACGTCGGGTCGTAGCGACTCTACTAGCTTCAATGGTCTATTGCATGTAGCCAATGGCACCGACGTCTTCACTACTGATGGGTCTACTTGGACCAAATCCTATGACACGTCAGGCGCTCGTCTTATCGAAGTATTCGTCAACAAGAATGAATTAGCGGTAGGAAAGACCAATACGATTGAATTGGTGTCGACATCGTATGTGCTTGATATAACGCTGACCATACCCTCGCAGTTCTCCATAACCTGTATGGCATGGAAGAATAACCGCATGTATATAGGTACTACCCACCTAGATAACGGTGAGGCAATGCTATTCGAGTGGGATGGAGCGACCACAGAAGCGAATAATGCTTATTCAGTAGGCGCTAATACGATATATTCCCTGACGCCTTACAAGAACGGTGTCGCATTCATGACATCTGAAGGACAGTTGATGTACTTCTCTGGAGGCGTCCAGGAGTTGGCTAACCTTCCAGTCTACTACACCGATATGCAATGGCAGTCTACGGGCGATTCTACTCCTGTTAACCGTCGCGTGCTTCCTCGGGGACTAATCGCAGAAGGAGATATCCTTTATGTTGCTCTACACGGAATACTCACGGTGGCCAACGATGATGACTCTGAACCCAATTTCTATAGCAATTTCCCATCAGGCGTCTGGTGCTATGACCCTAAAGTAGGCCTGTATAATAAATACACAATAGGCGGAGCAATGCGTCTTAAGACGAGCGCCATAACCACGGCAAACGTAAATACTACGACGGATATAATAACGGTTTCAGGCGTTACGGTACCTGATACAGGCACTCCTCTATTCTATGACGACGGTGACGATGGTTCTGGTACTTGGATAACCCCAATCAAGTTCCGCAAAAGGTATTTCACTATAAAGCAGTCATCTACAACCCTTAAGGTGGCTACAACTTACGCTAATGCGCTAGCAGGTACCGCAATAGACCTAACCGGAACCGGAGTTAACACGCAGTTCATCGTATTCGATCCTAATAGCGACTTCGGCGGCATACAGAATCGCCCCTCTGTCGTTTATCCGCTCCGTCGCGGTAACTCTAATGCCGGCACTGTGCGTTCTGATGGCACGAAATTCATTATCGGAGGATCCGTGGCTAAGACTACCAATACCTATAAGACAACTATCTCGGTAGTTGCGGAACAACAGGAAGGCAGAGGCTACGCTGTGTTCCCAAAGCTATACTCAGAGAACATACAGGATAACTTCCAGACGGCCGTCGTACGCTGCCGTGACTTCATCAACGCTGATGATAAGGCAATAGTAAAATTCCGAACCGAAGACGAGATAGTGCTTGACTTCAACACTAACCTGACTACAGGAGGCGTATGGGCATCTACTACCTCGTTTACGACTACTGATGACCTATCTGCCGCAGAAGTAGGCGATGAGGTCCAGATAGTGCGAGGCTCTGGAGCAGGTTACACGGCGCACATCACGGTCCTATCCTATAGCGCTCCGACCTATACGGTAACGATAGACGAGACGATACAGAATATAACGGTCGCCGATACGTTCCGATTCTATATCCATAACTGGAAGAAGGGATGGGAGATGACGTCTACCGACAACCAATACAAGGAAGTCGCGATAGATAACGCCAAGAAATGGGTGCAGATCAAGATAGAATTACGAGGAATCAATACCACATTAGAAGACATAACGGTGAAGAATGTTAAACAATTGGACGGACGGTAGTATAATAAAACAAAATGGCCACTAAACTCGATTACAGCACCTCGTCCAATCCTGCGATAGACGCATATAACAAGGCACGCGCGCAGGCAGTCGCGCAGGGTAAATCTTCCTCTTCGGTCAAGAAGCCGACGGCCTTGCTTTCACCTATTCAGCCTGTAGCAACACCCACCGTTACTACTCCTTCCACCAGCGTAAACCTCAATGCTCCGTTTCCTACAGCGAACCTATCGACGACAAGCCTAAACCTCCAGCCTACGATTCCTCCTACAGCGGCAGCCGGTGCATCCCAGTATATTCAGTCAGCGGCACAGGGCATGCAACAGCAGCTCATAAACGAGCAGCAGCAGGAACAGGCCCGACTCCAATCGACCGTTAACGACCAGACGAATCAGATCGGCGGCATATACGAGCGACTTATTGGCCAGAGCAACCGAAACGAGGAGATATACAAGGAAAACAACGTAGACCGTCTCAAGAAGACCGTCGATAAGTACACCAACCAGATAGAGTCTGAGCAGGTGGCGTCACGCCATCAGATAGAACAGTTGCAGCGTAATAACACCGAGGGACTATTCGGTGGTGCTCTGCAGACTCGTGCTAACCAGATTGAGCGTGACAGCCTATCGAAGCAGGCCGACCTTGCCGTACTCCAGGCTGGCGCATCCCGTAACTATGACACCGCTGCTGCTATTGCCGACCGCAAGATTGCCGCTGAAACGGAACAGTTGCAGACGACTCTCGATGCTATGAAGTTCTTCTATGCTGAGAACAAGCAGGAACTCACTAAGGCACAAGATAGGGAATACCAGTTGCGTATCGCGCAGTCTGAGCGCGCCTTACAGGAAGAGACGGCAAACAAGCAAGCATCACAGGCCATGATTATCGAGGCCATGCAGTTAGGCGCACCAGAGTCTGTAGTGCGCCAGGCACAGTCGCTTTATAACCAGGGTGCTACGCCAGAGCAACTTGTAACTCTCCTTGGTAGGTACTCACAAGTCGCCGCTGACCAGTCGTATAAAAATAGCCAATTGGCCATGGAGCAGTCTAGACTCAACCTTGCGCGGGAAGAGGCTGCGCGAGATGCGGCTAATTCTCCTGGAGCTATAGCTGGCATTGCAGATACAATATCAACGAGTAATGACCCTGTAACAGCAAAAAGGGGACTTGCCGAGATTTTGGCGAGTGGTGCTATATCAGCTGGTACCAAGTCGAAACTGGCGCCGGCAGTAGAAGTATTGAATGCAGTAGATGAATTTGCATCTGGCAACCTTGAGGGCCAGTTTA